TCCCTTGCACAACTCCTAGCATGCTTTCTTGCAATAAAACAGTTTCTTTTAGCTTGTCAATTGCGCGTTGGTAATTGTCAACAAGTTCTGAAACATTTTCAGCGTTAATAGGCAGGTTAAATGCTTTTGCTAGTTCTTCAATTGGCGCACTTGGTGTATCAGACAAGATGTCTTGGAATAAAGAAATTGACTCATTAAGTCGGTTTTGGTCTTCAATTGTTTTTTGATATGCAGGTGATGCCTTTATCTGCTGTACGGCTAAATCTTCAAGCGATTTCTGAGCAACCAATGCAGCCTTTGCCGTCTCATAAAGTGATGACGCATAATCCAGCGAAACCACGCGGCCACTACTAGACTCCCGACCAAGTGCCACAACCTTTTCGGTTTGCTTTTCGATTGCATCATTTGCAGATTTTGCACCTAATTCAACTTCCTTTAGTGCATTTCCAAAAGACCCAATTGATGCAAACCACCTATTAAAAGCCCCAAGTGCGTCAATCATACCCGTCGCCGCTCTGGTGACGCTAGATATTACCTTAACCACCGCCCTTAAAACAGACGTTAAGCCAGCTTCACCAATGGCCAGCATGAGTCCAGACACAGCAGATTGCAGTCCGTCAATATCTCCGCCAAGGTTGTCACGCATGGTATCAGCCATTTCCTTGGCCGCGCCGTCCACGTTGCCAAGTTCGCTCCCGAACTCGCGCAGGCGGGTTGCACCCTCAACAAGCACAAGCGCACCAGATGCTGCTTCACGCCCGAAAATCGTCATTGCATCGGCAGTCGTTAAGCCCTTTTTGCCCAACGTTTCCATGATAGATGATAAACTTTGTGTTTCAGGGTTCACGTCCGCAGCGGTCAATCCATACTGCGCAAGCGCGTCCGCAGCTTGCTTAGTCGGACCAGCCAGAGATGCCAGAACGCCGCGCAATGCGGTGCCTGCCCGTTCGCCCTGAATGCCCGCATCGCTCATGACGCCGATAGCCGCCGCCGTGTCAGCGAGGTTAATCCCCAAAGCCTTGGAAATAGGCGCAACAGTGGACATGGCCGCGCCAAGCTGGCCAACGTCCGTATTCGCGCGGGATGATGCCGCAGCAAGCACGTCCGTCACGCTGGCGGCGTCTTTCGCAGCGATGCCAAAGCCGCTCATGATATTAGACGTAATGTCAGCCGATGCGCCAAGGCCCATTGCTGATGCCGTGGCAAGGTCCAGAACCGCCGGGATTGCCGCCATGCTTTCGGCTGCGTTGAAGCCAGCCATGCCCAGAAATGTTAGGCCGTCTGCTGCTTGCGTGGCGCTGAACTCCGTGGTTGAGCCAAGATCTTTTGCAATGTCGCGCATTGCCGTCATTTCACTAGCCGTGGCACGGGTGATCGCCCCAAGCCGGGACATGGATGTCTCAAATTCGCGGATGGTTGAAATAACAGCGCCCAGCGATGCCATTGCGCCCAGCGCGGCACCCGCTGCCAATGCAACAGCCCCGAACGCTTTAGTAGACGCGCCGCCGAATGCAGAAACCTTTCCGCTTGTCTTGTCGCCCTCCTTGCCCATAGCATCAAGGTCGCGCTGGGCGGTTTTTAGTTGTGTGGAATCAACGTTAAACGACAGTGATGCAACGTCAGCCATGAAAAACCTCTTGTATTGACTCTATGCGCCGTTGTGCCACTAACCGTCAAACGGCGCGCTGACGTCTTCATTATCCGCGCGGCTGATTTCCGCCGTGTAAGCCGCTGACATGGCGTAAAGCCACCCCGCCTCATTGCCGCGAAATCGTAACCCGATATTCGCAGCCCATGCGCCGATCTCTGCGTGAGGCAAGGCTACTACGCCCTGCCCCGTGTTTTTGTACCAGCCAGCCTCTGCCAGCCACGCTGTGATGTATTCAGCCGAACCGGTGTCAGGTAGCTGCGCCTCAGCGTCGCCAAGCTGGATCAGGTGCCAGCGTGACGACGGATAGTCCTTTGGACGCGTAGAAAGCCAGGCGTGTTGCCGCGCCCATAAGACAAGGGCCTCTAGCTGTTGCCCAAAAAATTGGAACGCTCGGCAATGAACTCGTCAACCTGCGTGCGAATCCATGGCCGCTCAGTGTAAAGGCGCTTTACGTTGTCCTTGGAAAACGGGAACGGCTTTTTGTCCCAAGTCCAGTTTTCAGACATGCCGGTGGTGATCCGGCCCAGCATATCAATCGTTGCGCGTTCAGCTTCAGCAACGCTTATGGCCTTGCCAGGCTTGCGGGACTTTACGCTGTCCGACACGGCGCGCTTGAACTCGCCACTATCAGCGCCAAGAACTGTTAGCGTCATTGGCTTGCCGTCGTGCATCAAGTCGTCGCCAGTCACGGGGTGGCGGACGGTCATCGTTGCGCCGGAATCTGCGGCTGCGACGGTGTCAAGATCATTCATATCCATGGAGTAATTCCTTAAGGTTTTGGTTTAAGTGGGGTGACGGTTAACCACGCCGCCACCCCTTCCGGTTGCCCGGATTTATGCGCCTGCGACTGTCGCGCGCGTTGCTTCGATCATCGCGGAAAATGGCACGACGGACCCGACGGACGAACCGCTGGTAAACGACATGACCTTGCCCGAGAAATATTGGACTGTTCCGTCAGACTTTGTTTCGCGAAAGCTGATTTCGTCCTTCGAAACGCGAGCCGCCGACAAAGCGACTTGACCGGTGTCGCTAGAATCCAGCGCGCCGGTCAGCGTAAAGCTGCCATAGTTCAGTTCGCCGTGAAACTTATCCACGATGCCCGTCTTGAGCGGGGTGAACGTGACAACGCTGTGCGCGGGGCCGTATTCTGGAATGTCGCCGCCTTTTACAACGTCGAGCCAAGTCAGGGCCGCGTATCCGGTCGAATCGTAAGTCGCAGGGGCGGCGGCGGATACGGATAGAAACCCGCCAATGCCTTCAGTGGTAGCCATGTGTTTAATCCTTCATGGGGGTGCGCTAGGCGCAAATATCAACGGGTTGTTGATTGCGGGGCAGCAAGTGGGGCTGCGTTATTCTTGCGGGGCAATGCCATTGGCAAACGTCACTAGCGTCTTGCCGCCGCTTGGCTTTGTAGCAGCCACGATGCCTTGATAAGTGACGCCGTTGGCCAAGGTTGCGGCAAACGTGTCGCCCTTGCTAGGCGCTGGGCCGTCAATCAACATCGCGGGATTGCTGCCAGTGGCGTGCGCGACGGTAACAACGGTTGCGCGCACGGGCTTTTCGTCCGCCGGGGCGGGTGCTTTGTCTTTGTTCATGGGGAATGCCTCCTAGGCCGTGGTGCGATAGTAGATTGACACAGGCACGCGCCAATGCGTTGCGTCTGAAAAGCCTTGGGCAATCGCGCCCTTGACGATGTGCAATGTGACGCCATCAACCGCAGGCAATGCGCCCCGGCCAAACGCTGCGGATATTTGCCCCGCCTTTTCGTCGTATACAACTGGATAACTTCCCGGCACGGCGCAAAGCGTTAGCTGGAAAATGCCAAGCCGCTCAATCGGGGCCTCCGCTTTTAGCATCGTGCGGTTCGGCTCGTTTGGCAGGTGTCTGACCTCAACGTATTCGCCACTTGGCCGTGTTGCCCCCGTGCTGGGGTAAATCAGCGTATAGCCTAGCGTTGCTGCCCGCGTGTTGAGGGCGACTGTGATAGCTGCTTCTGGCGTCATCCGTCCCTCACTATCTGCGCGACTACCTTGTCAACAATTGGCTGCCAGCGCTGCGCAGTTAATCGCACCATTCCGCCCGGTGCTTGATCCGACCATGCTTCAAACTCAAGGCGGTAGGCGTATGGCAGGTTGTTAGCAAAGTATGCGACTTGACCGATCTTGAAATTTGCGACGACAGTTTCGGCATTATTTAAAACCTCTGTCGCGATTGGCCCTTTTACCTTAATGGCGTCACCCTTGGGGTAAGTCTCCTTATCCGTCGTCCCTGTAGGAGCTGCGCCGATTGCAGTATTCCAATTTGACCTGAACCTGCCACTATCAACGGGACTTAACAAAACAACCTCGGCAAACGCTTCTAGCGTTGTCTTCCGCAGCGCCACGTCCAGCCGCGCCTTTGCCTTGTCAGACCATTGCTGCACCGTCACGTTGGCCATGTCATAGCCTCGCAATCATGTTGTAGTGCGTGATCTTTCCCGCTGGCGCGAACTTGCCCGCGTCCACGATCCGCAACGTTCCCTCAGTGCAGACTAACTGGTCAGACGTTGTGGGCGTGATCGTCAGACCAGCCGTAGACGCGAGAACGCGCCAGTCGCCAGCCTTGATAAACGTTCCGTCAACGTCCGCCAGAGACACCGGAAACAGCGCCGCTTGGATTGGGTAGTCGGTCACTGCGCTAGTGCCGCCTGTCGGGTCGCTTGGCCCGCCACCGGTCACGACAGTGCGCCTGATAGCCGCCGCCTGCCCTTTGGCCGCAAGCTGCCGATCGGCCAGGGCCTTGCCCACGTCATAAATGCTCATCCGCGAATCATCCGCGATTGATCCGGCCCGCCGATAATGTAGCCGCGCAGCATCTTAGTTACCGCAGGATACGACGGGTTGCCTTTGCCGCCGAAGTATTCGGTTTCCTCCTCGATCACGTCCAGCTTTTCGCGCTTGCGCTTGATAATTCCGTCAATCGTTGCCAGCGCGTCCGCGCCGCCCTGAATCAGGTAGGCCATTTCCATTTGCGCCTGCTTGATCTTGAGCGGGATCGTGTCAGGATTGACCGGCCAGTCGTTGACAATCTCATTAACCAGCCGCGACCACGAAAGCGCCTGATATTGGTATTGCTTAACGCCAACGAACGAATACACGGCGTCAATCGAACGTGCCGCATTGCGCAAGTTGATTTCGTTGGCAGCGTCTGTTGCTGCCAGCGTCCAGCCCAAAGCCGTCGCGCGCGCCTGATACTCGGCAAGCGTCACGTAGCTGTCAGCGGTCACGCCGCCGATGGTGGTATCAAGTGCCATTGCAGCGCCCCTTGTTTGTCAGAATAACCTTTGTGAAGGGGCGAACCGAAGCCCGCCCCTCTGCAAAAATTAGCCCTGCAGCGCGGCGACAAAATCGCCTTTCCAGACCTTCGCACCATAAAATGTGGTGATGTCCAGCATCGACTTGCCGTAGCCTTTATACATCGCCATTTCATAGACCAGACCAGAGAACGGGTCTTGCACGGTCAGGCGATCGGCAGCCATGTCACCGCCCTGTGGCATGGCAGGCGGACGCACAACCAACTCAGCCGCCGCGCGATGAAACGCGAAGTTGCCAACGTAGTTGCTGCCGATTGTGATTGCGTTGTTGTCTGCAATCGCCACGCGGATGCCGGGGCCTTGAATCGTCAAGTTGCCAGACGCGCCGACGAAACCAGTGGCAACGACATACTTGTTTGCAGAGTCAGCGGCGAAGGTAATCACGTCGCCAGCTTTGTAGCCGGTCGCGCCTGCGGTCACGGTATCAACCGCAATCGTAGTTGCGCCAACTGCAATCGCGCCATTAACAAGGCCGCCCGTCGCTGTGCCCTTGACGTGCGACACGATGCCGTTGCTTTCCTTAAGCATCAGGCCCTGCAAGTTCAGCAATTCGCCGCGACGCAGCAAGTCTTCACCGCCCGCCTCGTTGACCTTCTGCAATTGCGCCAGGTTGCGCAGCTTGGTGCCGGCGGCTGTGTTGATCGCCAGAGTCGCTTGGCCGTCCAGCGGCATTCCGTTGTCCACAAGAATCTGGCGCGCCTCAGCAATCACGTCAAAGTTGGTGCCGAATGGAGTCGTGCCAGCGGTGCCAACTGCGCGGGATGCACCCTGATAGAGTGTCAGCGCGGCGTAGTTTTCGATCTTGTTAGTAATGCCCCGCATTGCTTGCGCGATCTGGTCGCCGTAGATCGTCTCATACCCTGCGCCGTTGTTGAGCTTCAAGATGTCTTCGCCGGTGTACGGGATTTTGACGTTGGCCACCTTGTCGATGGTCGCGGTCTTGTTATCGATGGTCTGGTCGTCGCCTTCAGGGATGGTCATCGATGGGGTGTAAGATTCGTTCACGAGCGAAGACCGCGTAAACGCAGACCGCACAACGCCGCCGAACGCAACGCGCTCAGTGCCCGCGTTTACGGTCATGGAGGGAATCACGCCGACCAGTTCGCGACCGACGATATCGGCGGCCTTGTAGATGTCTGCTGCGAGGTTGTCAAAAACGTTTGCCATGTGTGTTTAGTCCTTTGTGGGGGTCAGCCTTGAATGCCGCCGCCTGATTTTGAGTGATTGGCACGCTCGCTTTGCGACATTGCGTCGAACTGCGCTCGCGTTACCGTTGGCTTGTCAGGCGTCCCGCCAGTCGATGCCGGTGGCTTCCCGCCCCCGCCTTTGCCGCCGTCCCGAACCGCGTACGGCTTAGATGCGGCAAGTTCCTTAGCCAAGTCGGCCAAGGTCGCACCGTGATCAGCACCGCTGCCAATCATGGGCTTTCCGTCCGAGGTCATGATCTTTGCAGACCCGTCTTCGTGAAACTGTAGACGCCCCATCGCGCTGCTGGCGATGTCGTCAATGGATTCTGCGATAAACCCGGCTTTCGCGAGTTCCGCTTTTAGGTCAGACGACGCGCCGCGCTGCATCATCTTGCTGATCCGGTCATTTGCGCCGGTCAGCTTGCCTTCGTAGTCAGCCGCCATTGCGTCCAGCTTGGCCTGCGCATCATCCGCGCCCTTGCCGCTGCCCTTGGCCTTGTCGGTTAGCTCGGCGATCTTGGCGTCAATCTCCGCAGGGGTGCCGTACTTGCTGTAGGCCGCTGCATTGCCGCGCTCTTTGGACAACGCCGTCTTTAGCCCCGCCACGTCTTCCGGTGCGGCAAGCGCGCCTAGATCAAGGTGGCCGTCTGCTACGTGGCCTTGCAGCCACTCAGGCAATGTGGTGGCGTCTGATACTTCGATTTTCATGGTTTCAGCTTCCCGCTGTTGTGGTTCGCTTCCCGCGAACGTAGGAAAACCCCGCCGAAGCAGGGTTTAAGGTCGTGTGGTGTGGTGGGTTATCTAAAAGTCGTGAATCATGTCATTTGTTGCCTCTTGCCATATATCGTTTTGTGACCTAAAGATTTGATCTCCTAGAAGTTTTTTTTCAGGATAAGCCCAAAACAATATGCTTTTGTTGTCATGTGCTATTCTAAGTTTTACAAATTCATCAGTCATCTGATATATAGGATGTGAAAATGCAAGCTTAAACTCGTTAAAAAAGCACTTCTTTGATGAACAGCTTTTAAACGATTCAAATCTACAATTGAGAGACTTAGATATTTCAAGCGAAAACGTAGTCCATTTTTTCTCAATGTATGAAGCTGAAAGTAATCTTCCGGCTTTTTTTGCTATCCCATATTCAAATTCGTACACACGTCCGCCCCAGCCACGGCCCAACATCATTCGTCGCCCAGCATCTTGACAACGCGCCCATGCTCTAGGGTTAGGTTCTCTGCGGCGAAAACCCTCATATCCCATTCTTGTCTTATGCTTTTATGCAATTCCCCAGAAAGCCCGACCAATGCATTAGCTTGGCCAACGTTCATTCTCCCTTCGCAGACCGCTTCCATTGCGGCCAGCAAAAGCGCTCTATGGTCGCTCGGACTAGTTATTTTATTGGTTTTCATATCTCTGCCCTCACAAGGCAACCCATTTTGTAAACCGGGCAGGCTGGATGGGGCCAGCTTTTCGGCGTATCCGCCTATCCCTTTGCAAACCTTAAAGCCTTGCCCTCAATTCTGCAAGCGTCAACTCGCGCCCGTTGCCGTCGACTAGATCCCGGAACTTGATCTTTCCATCGCGCCAGAGTTGCGCACGTCCAACGCCCAGCTTGTCGTTTTGCTCTGCCACGTCGCGCCGAGATAACCAGCCCTCAAACGTCGTGTCGGCTGCTACCTGCCCATCCATGCCTGCCCGCGTGGATGCTGGCACTTCGTCGATGTCAAACCCTAGTTCGCGGAACGACTTGAGCACCGGGACCGACGTGCTTCGACATCCCCAATGCAAATTTCCCGGCCCGCCGCCCCATGGAATATCGTGTCCAATCGGCTCGTGCGTATCAACTGTGTATGTCAGCCCGTCGCGAACAGCGCATAGCACTGTGGTTCGCAAATCAATTGTTGATACCCACTGCAACGATTTGATAATGTCTTCGTTGCCCTCGTAAAGCGATTGCCGCGACTTCTGCGACACGGCCTGCGTTGCCGATCTCACAAGGCTTTCGGCATTGCGCCGGGAAATCTCCATAAACCCCTGAACGGGTGATCCGTTCTGCGTCCCGCCGCGAACAGCGCGGATTAGGGATGCGTTTGTCTGCCCCTCGGCAATGCCCAGCCGCATAGCGTCCGTAAACCGTTGTAGCGTGTCGCCAGCCTGCCGAGATAGCCAGTCTGATACCGGCGCACCCTCAATAAGCACGCCGTCTACGATAGCCGCAAGCTGCCCGCGCGTGATTGACGTTGTGATGAAGTCAAAGCCCAGCGCTTTGTTGATTGACGATCCGGCAAACGTGGTTTCAACGTCTGCCAGTTCACGCAGTTCACCGATCAGTCGGGTGCTTTCCCCGCGATATGCCGCGCGGATGGTCTCCTTGACCTGGCTCAACAGCTTTTCCAGCCGCGCCGCCTGTCGAGATGGTGCCGCAATGCCCGTCGGGTCAATCTTGGCAAGCTGCGCCACGATGTCGCCCTCAAGTTCCTTCAAAAACCGCGCTGCATCCCGCAACTGACCAGCCGTCAGCCGTTGCAGGTCCAACGCGCGGCCTGTGATAGCGTCAAGGATTTCATCGTTTACGCTGGCCATTTGGTCACTTCTTTGGCTTGGGTTTACGCTTTGTCGGTGTCTTTGTGCCGTAGGATATTGTTTTGCGAACAAGGCGGAACCCAACCGGGTCAGGCTGCCGATATGCAAGACGTCTACCGTCCGGTCCGAGCAGCATTGAATGCGTTTTGTGTTCTGTCACATGAACCTCGTCCGCGTAGGTGCTGCCGTCGCCCCATTCGTCAAATATGTATGTTGATCCGGCCATTTATGCCTCCAGTCCCAAGGGGTCGCCCACCATCATCGGCGATGCCGACGCAATGCGGTCAGCCTCGTCTTGCGGGTTAAGGTCGCTGGCAACCATGCCACGCCGTACAAGCTCGCGCAGGAACGTTTCGCGGCTCATGTTGCCAGACTGAACAGCCTGCAACAGAACAGCCATCTCTTGAGCCGACATCATGCCGACTGCAAATTCTTTGTTGACCGTCACGGTCGGCGTTACGTCCGCGCGGCCAGCGTATTGCAGCATGTAGATCATCGCCTGTTCAAGCGCGTCTTGCAGCGAATCAGCCGTCATAGCCAACTGCGACGTTTCCTTTTCAGCATCAAGCGCGGCCCCAGTGGCGCTTTCAGACGACACGCGAGCGACAGTCAGTTGCAGGCCCAGCGTTTCCATCTGGAATTCAAGGTCTTTAAGGTCGTTCCGTCCGGCCTCAATTGCGTGGCCGCTATGCTCAACCCACTTGAGGTCAGCCGCCGGGTCGTTGGCCGTGGTCATCTGTCCAACGCTAATCGTGATCGGCTCGTCGTCTTGGCGGCCCGAACCAAACAGGATTGGCACCCGCGCAAAGTGCAAGATGTTGCGCTGGTCAGATTGAGACTGCCAATGCGCGATGTTGCAATCGGCCAAGTCGTCTAGCATAGGCTCGCCCGTAAAGAACCCGGTGCGGTTTGCATAAAACGGCACCAGCGTGATGTCGTTCATGTCGCTCATAGTCGGCTCTGCAAAAAGCACGTATTTGCCATCGCCGCCTTCGCGCTTGCGATAAAGCCGGGTCATAACGCCGCCAGCTTCCATCCGGTCCAGCACGCGAACTTGGTCTATCTCGACGCCTTTAAATTCGTCCTTGGGGTCTTGCTCAGTAACCGACTCCATCAGCCGCAGCTGCGCCAGAACTGTGACGTTGCTGACAAGCTCTGTGCGCCAGCCCAGCACGTCCTCAACGCGAATGTGCGACAGGTACGGGCGCAGGCCCATAGAAGCCACAGCGGCCCGCGTTACCTG